CAGCTCAAAGGTGCAGGCATTGAGCCTAGCATGGATATGCTGCAGACTTTTGCGGATACCGCATCAACATCAGTAGATCAATTGGGAGCGTTTCAAGCAATGGTCAGGCTTGTCTCTAGGTCTGCCGCAGGTGGTCTTGGCTTAGAAGAAATAAACCAACTTGATGATAGAGGTATTCCTGCAACCAAAATTCTTACAGAAGCACTTGGTGTTACAAGACTAGAGCTAGGTGAGTTTGGTAAAACTGCAGAAGGCGCAGCACAGATGGTGAATCTTTTGATAGAAGGTATGCAACAAAGGTTTGGTGGTGCAATGGAACAAAAAATGGATAACCTTTCTACAAAGGCATCCAATATGCAAATTGCATTCAAAGAACTTGGAAACACTATATTTGAAAGCGGTTTGGGACAAATGCTCGGTGGACTTGCAGATAGATTGAATAAATTAGCAGGAAGCCTAGCAAGACTTATAAGACTAAGAATGGATACATTTACTGCACAAGACATAGCAGGTGCAGACGCTACGCCAGAAGAAACTAGGGAAGCTTTACAGCAAGAAATTTTAGACACCATAGCCTTAAGGGATGCAATAACAAATAGAGGTGGAGGTACTCAGGCTATCGCTGCCGCCAATGAGGACATTGCCAGATTGACAGTTTTATTAGCAGAAAATATAGAAAGTTCAATAAGTGAGGCAGCACAAAATTTGCCAGACTTTACACAAAAAACAAAAACCGCAACTACAGAAATCTCAGAGCTTAATCAAGTCATGGAAGAAGCTGCACAAAATTTAGCTAGAGACTTTGCAAACGCCTTACTTTCTGGTGAAAACGCCTTAAAGAGTTTCGGAGACTTCACCAAATCAATTATTGCAGAGATCATTGCATCATTTTTAAGAATGCAAGTCATAACTCCTATATTGCAAGGATTGTTTCCTAATATGCAATTTGGTCCACAAAATCCACTGCCTGCAGGTGCAGGTGGCGGACACGCAGCTCATGGCAGAGCAATGCTTGTTGGAGAAAGGGGTCCAGAACTTTTTGTGCCGCATTCAGCAGGCAACATCATGAATGCTGCAGATACAAGATCAGCAATGTCTGGTGGTGGTGGTGTTTCGGTTGTGCAAAACATAAGTTTTAGCACAGGCGTAGTTCCAACTGTTAGAGCAGAAGTAACAAGAATGTTGCCCCAGATCGCAGATGTTTCAAAAGCTGCTGTTCTTGAAGCTAATATGCGAGGCGGTTCATTCAAAAGAGGTATGAGATAATGGCAAAAGAATTAACAATGCCCACAACACCAAACTTTCTTTCAAGTGATTTTGAATTGGTAAGAAGCATTGGACAAACAGTAAGTCCCTTTACAGGTCAACAAAAGACTCAAGAGTTTGATAATGTTTTTTGGCGAGCCAATGTGGTGCTGCCCCCAATGAACAGATCAACAGCAGTAAACTGGCAATCATTTCTATCAAGATTGAAAGGCAGTGCTAATGTTTTCAAATTTACAGACCCAGACGCTTTAACAAACACAGGCACTTATGATGCAGATGATCTTAAAGCTAATGCAAGAATATCAAATACAAATGTTGCTCTTACCTTTTCTGGCAGCACGATTACTGCAGGGGCTTCTACTTTTGCAAACGCAATAGTTGGTGATTACATAGTAGTAACAGGCGCAGACAATGAAGCTAACAACGGAACCCACAAAATAACAACAGTCACAAGCAACACAGTTGTAGTCGTAGATTCAACCCTTACAGGTGAAACAGGAACCTCTGGATGCAAGGTTCAACAAAACATAAAAGGCGCACAAGGTTTATCATTATTAGCAACAAGTAATACAGCAGCAGGTACGATAGCAGTTGGAGATTATCTAGGTGTTTTAGGCGGAACAAGCACCACAAGTCAACCAGTACAATTATTATTGGTTACAGAGGCAGCAACAGAAACAGCAGTAGGCGGCGGTGCAAACAAATTTTCAGTGGGCGTAGAACCCAAATTAAGATCAGCTTTGGCAGATAATAATCTTGTTAAGTTTGCATCACCCAAAGGATTATTCAGACTTATAGACAATGATATAAGTTGGTCAGCAGATAGAAACTCAATTTACAGAATTGCTTTCTCATGTGTGGAGTCTTTATAAATGGCAACAAGGCAAGGTCTTGATACTTCAATTGTCAATGCACTTTCTGAAAGTCATGCTTTTCCATTTGTAGCAGTCAAAGCCTTGTTTGATTCTGATCCAGTTAGGGTCTGGTCAGGAACAGAGGACATAACTATTTCCAGTGAAACATATACAGGCACAGGCACTTTATTACAGATAAGTGGCTTTGAAGAAACTAAAGAACTAAAAACAAATGGAATTACTGTAACTCTTTCTGCTATGGATGAAACAGTTCTGTCTCATGCACTTGCTGAAAATTACCAAAATAGAAAACTTACTGTGTTCTTAGGATTTTTAGATGGGGGTACGAATGAAGTAAAAGGAACGCTTACAGCTTTTCAAGGAAGAATGACATCAATGTCAATTCAGGATGCGCCAACTGGTTCAATAATTACAGTCAATGCAGAAAATAGACTAATTGATCTTGAAAGACCATCAATGCTCAGATACAACAAAGAATCTCAAAAGTTTGTTGCAGGCGGAACAACAGATACAGCTTTCAACAGAGTACAGAAATTAGCAGATCAAGAAATACTTTGGGGCAGAACATCCTCTACAAGCGGCACTTTGGGGGGTGGCGGAGGAGGCAGCAGACAACCTGTAGCAGGCGATCCAGCTAACTTTGATAGAAGATGATTAAAAAATTACCACAGTGGGAAATGCTTTTATTTAATTTTTTAGGAGGCAGACAAGATCATGTTTTCAAGTGGGGAAAATGGGATTGTTGCATATTAGTAATTGAAGCAATAAAGGCAATGACAGGTGAAAAGATTTTAGATCACACATGGTCAAATAAAAAAGAAGCTTTGATGTTTATCAAAAACAATGGCAAATCATTGAACAAAGCAGCAAGCACATATTTAAAAAAAGCAGGTCTTGTTACTTTAGACAAAGCATTTATTACAGCAGGAGATATTGTCTTGTTAGAAGATAGCGAAAATAACTATGAGGAATTGATGGGTGTTTGCACAGGTCATATGATTGTTTGCATAACAGATTATGGTTACACCTACAGAGATAATCATGTGGCGAAAAAGGTTTGGAGAATAAATGGCTAAAGCTGTAAAACAAGCCGCCATTGCTGCCATTGTTGCAGGGATTATAGTTGGGGTCACTTTAGGTACTGGTGGGGCAGGATTTGCCTCTTTTTCAGGGTTTTTAGGTATATCTAGTGGTGCTGCTGCTTTTGTGGCTTTTAGCGCAATATCTACTTTTGTAGCTACTGGAATTAATATGATGACCGCAAAAGATTTGCCTAGCGGTCTTTCAGGAAATTTTGGTACAAAAGTAAGCACTAAAAACCCAAATGCTCCAAGACAAATTGTTTATGGAGAATGTAGAGTTGCAGGTACCTTCACACAGATACAAACATCTGGCACGGATAATTCTGTTCTTCATGTGTTTGCAGTTTTAGCAGGACATCAAATCAACAGCTTAGAAAAGGTAATCATAAATGACAAGGTACTTGCATTAGGATCATCTACCTCATCTTCTACCATCAACAGCGAAACAGTTCATACTGTAACAGAATCATTTTTTACAAACACAGATAATCCAAACAATCTAGGCTCAGGAAGATTGATTAGATTTACCTTTCATGATGGGAGTCAAACAGCAGTTGACGGTTTTGCACAAGCGCAATTAGATTCTACATCAGTGCCAAATACACATATATTCAAAGACTGTGCATATGTCTATATGCAATTTGTTTATGACTCAGAACTTTTACCCAACTTCCCAAATCTAAGCTTTCAGGTAAAAGGCAAAAATGTTCATGACCCAAGAACTGGATCCGCTGTTTCTGATGATGCAGGCAGATCAAATCCAGCCCTATGTTTGAGAGACTATTTGACTAATACAACATACGGACTTGGAGCTACATCAGATGAAATAAATGATACTACTAGCGCAGGCGGTTTCGCTGCTGCTGCCAATACTTGTGATCAAGATGTAACTCTTGCAGATGGCTCATCAACAGAAGATAGATATACCTGTAATGGATTTACTGATTTTGCATCTAGCGGAGAAACCATAACAGCAGGAATACTCAGTTCTATGGCAGGAACAATGACCTATTCAAATGGCAAGTTCAATTGTTTTGCAGGCGCAAATCAGACAGCCAGTTTGACAATTACTGATGATGATTGTTTAAGACCTATCAATGTTGTCACTAATTCTATTTCAGGAGATTTAGCCAACACAGTCAAAGCAATATTTCCTGATTCAAGTCAAAAGTTTGTTCCAACTGATACGCCAATACTTCAAAACAGCACACTCTTAAATGCAGATACGCCTTCAGGAGAAAGCACAGCAAACTTTGTAAAAACAATGGAAGTTAGATTGCCTTTTACAACATCAAACACAATGGCGCAAAGACTCTCAAAAATAGCCCTGCTACATCAAAGAGAGACCACAGTTATTAAGGTTGTTACTAACTTGAACTTTTTAAGATTACAGCCCACTGACTATGTTCAAGTCACAAACTCAAGGCTATCTTTTACAAATAAACTTTTTGAAGTGATTGCAGTCAACATGGTTGTAGATGGAGATGAGAACCCAGTTCTTGCTTGTGAACTTGATCTTAAAGAAATAAGCACTGCTGTTTTTGACTTTGCTACAAATGAATACTCAACCATACAAGCAGAAGGTAGTGATTTAACATCAGGGTCTTTGACTGTGACAGCTCCAACAGCAGGATCTATAAATCAAACAGCAACTATTGATGGCACAACTACCAAAGTAAACATAAAAGTTGTTTGGTCAAATGCTTCAAACGAAGCCATACAAGGGACAGAAGTTCAATACAAACTAAGTTCAGATTCAACCTATACATCGCAGATATCAGGTAAAGGACAGACAATAGCAGTCATACCGAATGTGACTGTAGGTCAAACTTATAATGTCAGGGTAAGGCATTTTACTTTTGACAATGTTTATTCAAGTGCGACAGACTTTAGTAACATTACTATTACGCAACCAACTGATGCTCCAAACAGTCCTACCAGTGCCTCTGTTACTACAGGCAATGCTTTTGGTATAAGAGTGCAATGGACTAATCCATCTAACAGC